GTTTCGGTGGAACTGGTGGCCTCTGCAGGGGGACTGGCGGCTGGCGCGGCGGCGATCGCGGCAGTGTTGCCGGCGCGGAGGCCGGCCGGGGTCGGGCGTCGCATGGCGCGCTCCTGTCGATGGGGGAAGAAGGCGGCGCCGGCGCGAGGCCGGCGCCGATCGGCGCCTTACGAGGCCGAGTGCTGGAAGTACTTGATCGGCTGGCCCGCCGAGATCGTCTTCCCGTCGCCCCGGGCCCAGGCGAGGAAGCCCACCTGACCGCGCTTGGTGTAGGCGCTGTCGTCGAAGCGGAAGAGGGTGACCTCCATCACGTCGCGGATCATGTATTGCGACAGATCGCCGAACAGGATCGACTTCGCGGACGCTGCCGGCTGCGGCATGTCCTGATTGATGTTGTACTTGTAACGGAGGAACGTATCCGGATCCTTCGCCGACAGGCCCGGCAGCCAAAGCGGATAGCCCGACAGATCCTTCAGCTTCTTCAGGTTGCGCAGGATGAAGTCGTGGAACATCCAGCCGACGCCCGGCATCGAGCGGTACGCCGGGTCGACCGAATGCTCGAGGTCGACCATGTCATCGTAGGTCGGGCTCGTCGTGGTGCCGGTCGCACCGACCTTGCCGGCGGTCGCCGCGGTCAGCATCCCCTGCGGCTCATTGACCCCGGTGCCGGTCGTGTACTTCTGGTTCTGGATGCGCGCGATGCGCATCGCGGCCGCGCGGCGAACGAACGCCTCGATGTTGATGCCGGGCCCCTGATCCTGCAGCAGCTCGAATGGCAGGGTGAAGACCTTGGACGAGAACTTGTAGGCGCCGATCTGCGTCGTGCCGAAGGTCACGTCCTGGTCGGACGCGGGCTGGTTCTCGGCGACGATCTCGCCGGTCACGCCGGTCTCGTCGACCGTGGGCCAGGGCAACGGCGCGCCACTGGCGGTCTGGATGACGGTCGCGACATCGCGCATGCCGCCGAACGCGCGCAGCGCCTCGAGCAGCTCGCCGCCGAAGCCCGCTGGTACCAGGTAGCCGCCGCCGGCACCGGTGCCGATAGTCTGCGCGTTCTGCGGCGTGCCAGTGCGCAGCGTCTCCTGCTCCTCACGGGTGAGGCCGCGCTCGCCGCGGATCAGGAAGTTCAGGAAAGCCGACTGATAGGCCACCACGCGCTCGCGCTCGGCCGGCGCCAGGTTGCTGATCGCGCGATCGCGGGTTTCCTGCGAAGCCTCGTCCGCTGCAGCGTCGCCGTCGATCTTAGCCTGCCGCTCGGCACGGACGATCTGGGAGTCGATATTGTCGATCTCGGCATAGATCGCGTCGACCTGGTTCTCGATGTCCTTGGACCACTTCTCACCGGTGTTGGTGTCGAGCAGGTTGCGGGCTTGCTTTGCCTTGACGGCACGCTGGTCCCGGAGCGCCTTGATGTTCATGGGTCATTCTCCAAAGAAAAAGCCCCGCGTCAGCGAGGCTTGAAGGGTGCCGGGATGGGACCGGCGCCAGGGGTGAGCGGCTTAGCGAGCCGGTCGTTCGTAGAGCCCGGCACGGACGAGCATGCGCTGGCGCGACGCCTCCGGATTGGGCTGTTCCTCAGTCAGCGCTTTGGGCGCATTGGCAAAGGCGGCGACGTTGAAAGCACGCGCGGCTGCCTTGGCGGACTTGGAGGCCACCGGCATGATGCTGTCGGCGAAGCCGGCGTCTACCGCCTCCTGGGCGTTGAACCACGTCTCCGCCTTCATCAGCGTGCGGACCTCGTCGGCCGGCCTGCCGGACTTGGCGACGTAGCCGTCGACCAGGACGTCGTCGATCTTGCCGAGCAGCTTGGCCGTCGCGGTCAGGTCGTCGGCGTTGCCCATCGCAAACGTCCACGCCTGGTGAATCATGTAGAAGCCGCCGTCGGCGATCTCGACGGTATCGCAGGCGAGCGACAGCGCGGTCGCGGCCGACGCCGCCAGGCCGTCGATCTTGGCGACAAAATTCGCGGGGTGGCCGGCGATCGCCGTCATCATGGCGCGCGCCTCGAACACGTCGCCACCCGGCGAGTTGATCCGGAGCACGACGTTGGGCGTGGTCACCGCGGCGAGCTCGCGCGCGAAGTCCGCCGCCGAGACGCCCCAGAAGCCGTCGATCACGTCGTAGACGTAAATCGTGGTGGTATCGTCGCCGGTCGCTTCCGAACGGATGCCGGCGCCCTTGTCGCGGTTCTCGCGGGCAAGGTTGAAGAGCTTACGCATCGTCGGTGTCCTTCTTGGGAGCGGGCGGAGCGGGTTCGGCGCCCTCCTCGTCTTCCTCTTCGTCGAGGGCGGGGCCGCCGTTGTGTCCGATCGGCGCCGCGGTCGGCGCCGGATAGTAGACCCGCCGCGACTCTTCCGTGTCGAGCGGCTCCAGGTTCTTCTTCCGGCGTACCTCGTCCTGGCTCATCCAACCGGGACCGTTCGGCCCGCCGAGCGCGCGGGTGAAATACTCGCCCTGCGCCTTGCTATCGCCGACCTGCAGATCCTCCGCGTCGAAGTCGACGAACAGATTGGAGGGCCGCGCGCCGACGACGGGAAAGAGCTTGCGGCTGATCTCGCGCGCGAACCGGCGCAGGTGTGGCATGACGGTGTAAAGCCGGAAGCCGATCGTCATCTGCTCGATGCCGGTGCCCCAGCTAGTCGCCTGCGAAGTTTCGCCGATCATGTGCGGCGGGCATCCGAAGATCCGAGCGACGTCGACGACCGAATACTGCAGCAGCTCGAGGAGCTGCGCATCCTTGGCGCTGATCTCGACCCGCTTCCACTCGGCACCGCGCTCGAGGAGCAACGGGTTGTGGGAGTTCGCCACACCCTGGGCACGCTTGCGGAGGTAGGCGCGCAGGGCGTCCCGCTGTTCCTTGGTGACCGTCTGCTCGGTCGGGAACGTGATATAGTCGTTGGTGAGCAGCCCACGCTCGAACTGCCCGGCGGTGTAATCGCGGGTCGCGAGGTTGATGCCGATCGCCTGCGCATGGTGCGCGATCGCCGACAATGCCCTGATACCTGTCGCGTCGCGGCCTGGCCCGCGCAGGTGGAATACGTAGGAGGCCTGGTGATCCTCGGTGGTGCCGTCCTCGTTGGTGAAGCGGTACCAGACCGCGTTGCTGGTCGATCGGTAAGGCAGCACCCGCGCGGGGTGGTAATAGTCGATCCGGGTGATTGTGCCGTTCCGCGCCTGGCGCATGAGGCCGTAGCCCTGCCCTCGGAGCAGCATCTGCATGGCCGCGAGTTCGATGAACTCCGGCCCGCTCATCTCCTCGTTCGGTTCGACCTGCAGGAACCGGTTAAACGGGTGGTCGGGGAGGAACCGCCTTCCGCTGTTCGGCAGCCGCTCGTATACCCCGAGCGGTGCCGACATCATCGTGCCGCTAATCAGCGTGATGCACCGCCATACCGCAGTCGACCGCATGGCGGTCTCGGGCGTGACGGTCATCCCGGCCGCCTGCTGCCCGCCCCCGAACCACTCGAACACGCTCGCGTCGCCCATCGTGACCGGGATGCTCTCGACCGCTGCCTGCGGATTTCCCGCGCCGGCGCGGCGTGCCTCAGCCTCGGCCGCGCCTGCGGAGAGCTTGTAGCCCCTCACGCTTCGTCCTCGTCGCCGGCATCATCGTCGAGGTCGACGAAGAAGGTGCCCTCGTAAGTCTCTGCCGACAGCTCGGCGCCGTCGGCCGCGCCGGCGCCCATGGCGCAGGTCACGATCCCGTCGATACGGCCGCGGCTGCGCTTCTTGTTAAAGGCGCGGTTCTTCAAGCCGTCGGTGTCGAGGGCCGCATTGGACGCGCAGCTATAGGTGACGGGCGATTGGTCGATCACGATCGTCCCCTTCAGAATGCGGTCTTCGAAGCGCTCGATCGAGCGAGGCATGCAGTGCTGCCGATCCTCGAACACCACGCGGGTGCCCTGCGCATGCTTCACCAGCTTCAGCCCGACGCCGGCGGGCTTGTCCGGACCCTCGTAGGTCCACACCGGGAAGCCGTTCAGCTTGCAGGCTTCCAGGAAGTCGGCGAACTGTGCCGGGTCGAAGACCAGCTCCTGGACGTTGTGAGTGGCGCAGATCTCGGCGACGCGTGCGGCCGGGAACGTCTTCTCGATCGTCGGACCGTCGACGGCGGTCAGGAAGCCGGCCTCGACCCAATCGTCATAGGGCGCCTGATCGGCCACCTGGCGATCGGGCAACCCTTCCTTGGTCGTCCAATACCAGGTCTTCTGCCAGAGCACGCCGTCACCATCACGCCAGGTGCAGGTGAGCGCCGTGAGATCGTTCTTCTGGCTGAGATCGAGGCTCAGCCAGCATGGGCAACCCTTCAGCATCGCGACGGTCTCGTCGTCGATCGGCTGCAGGACCGCGGCCCACTTGTCCTCACGGATCCAGAAGTCGGCCGCGCCCTGCGGAATACCGAAGTACAGGCGCTTCACCGATGCCGAGGTCGACAGGCGGGTCTGCGCGGTCGCGACCTCTTCTCGGAGGTTCTGCACCGGATAGGTGATGCCCAGCGCTGGCAGCGCCTTGGGCCAGCACCGCTCGTCTTCGAACACCGTCTCGTGATCGCGCTTGTCGACGCGGGCGACAAAGGCGAACTGCGTATCGTCCTTCACGTCGCCCTTGGCGATAGCGATCGCCGTGTTGCTGTACGACGTACCGACCAGCTGCGCCGTCGCCGGCGTGTTGGTCCCCATCACCATCATCGCGCTGCCGGCGACCTTGGTGATCGCGCGGCGCCAGATCTCGATCTGTGTGTCGACCGAGAATTCGTGGATCTCGTCGGCCAGCACCATACGAGGCCGAGGACCGGATTGCTGCCCGCCGCCGGCGAGCGGCAGGAAGAACGATTGCGAGCTCGGATGCTCGATCTTGTGCGTGTTGTCGCCTTCGCCGCGGGTGACGACGTCTCCGCGCGACTCCAGCGTCTCTCCGTCGTCGTACCCGGGAATTTGCGCCCGGCACATCGCGGTCGCGTCTTTGAAGAGGACGAAAGAAGTCTGCTTGTTCGCCGCTATCGAATAGATTTGAGCGCGGGGGAAGCCGCACCAGCCCATCGCATAGAGGCCGAGCCCTGCCATCATCGGCGACTTGGCCTGCCCCTTGCCCGTCTCGACGAAGCCGACGCGGAAACGCCAGCGCCCGTCTGCATTGACCCAGCCCATCAGCGAGCCGACGCAGAACACCTGGTACGGCAGCAGATTGAACGGCTGCCCGGCTGCGGGTCCATCCGTGATCGTGAACAGCGACGGGAAGAAATCCAGCGCACGCTGCGCCAACTCCGGCCGCCAGAAATATCCTCTGCTCTCGGCGCTCCGCAGATCCCGCAGGTGCCGCTCGGCAGCGTACCGGACCAGGTCGCCGACGACAATGTCGCCGCGTACCGCAGCCTGGGCCCAGGCGGTGGTCGGGTCGGCTGCCGGCGCGCTAGCCCGACGAGCCAAGGAACGCATCGGCACCGGCGGTTCTCGTGCGCTGCTTTGCTACCTTAGCGACGCGGCCGCGTCGGCCTGGTGACAGGCCAAGCTGCGCCTCGAGCCGCTCCGCAGTGTTCTCGGCCTCGCGCATCGCCTTGTAGTGGATCGAGAGGCGGGCGATCGCCTTCGGGTTCTCCGCGTTCGGCTCGTCGATGATGCCGCCGCTCGCGACCGCTGCCGAGCAGCGATCATAGACCAGATAGGCGAGCACCAGGCGCTGCAGCGCGTGGCCGTTCGACGATGACAGGATCTCGCGATCCTTCATCTCGCCCGCTACCCGCTTCCAATGCGCGGCTGCGACCCTGCGCTCGGCCAGAGCGGGCAGCAGCACGGCCCACTTGGGCTCGGCGACGATCGGGTCAGTCTTGGGCTTGGTCATCGCACCCCGCCCCTTCCGATCCGAACTTTTTGGTCTGGAACACCTCGCAGTGTGCACGGTGGCACTGTGCGGTGTCCGGCGGTGCCGGCTGCCGACTTTCGACCCCCCGGGGGGTCCGCTTGGCGGTCGCCGCGCCCACCGCCGGCCGGGCGGCCGACCAAGGATGGTCTCGATCGAGCGGTCGGCCGGCCTCGTCGACGCCGGGCTTGCCGCGCCTGACCTGGTGGCCGAACTGCTCGGCGGTCACGATCAGGTGGCAGGGGACGCACAGGTTGCGCGTGTTGGCGTCGACGTCGAGGCCGCCGTGCGCCAGCGGCTTGATGTGGTCGACGACCGTTGCCTCGACGGTCAGCCCTGCAGCGGTGCAGCGCTCGCAGAGGCCGTTGGTGCGCCGCAAGCGCCGGAGGCGCTGGCGCTGGCCGGCGCGGCCTCGAAGCCGCTCGACAACCATCAGCCGGCGATCGTGCCGCCCTGCTGCTTGACCGGCTCGAGCACGAACGTCTCCGACGCCGGCGTCATCGAGAAGCCGATCTCCTTCAGCCCTGCCGCATGCTTGCCCTCGAGCCCCGCGGCTGTGGCGACCTTGTCGACGGCCTCCGTCGTGCGGATGTAGGGCTTGGCCCAGCGGCAATACTTCAGCTCGGCCAGTGCCGCGTCGAAGTTGCCATCGGTGAACGTCAGCGACGACTTGCCTGCCTTGCTGCCGATCTTGCAACCGCCAAGCTCGATGGTCTTGCGCTTGCCGGTCAGCAGGGCCGCGCCGTTGCGCGCCCACCAGGGCTCGAGCTGCAGCTGGATCGCTGCGGCCTCATCGATGAGCGGCTGCATGGCGCGATCGGCGACAGCGTTCGCAGCGGCGATCTGCTCGTCGCGCGCGGCCTGTGCCAGCGCGATCTGGCCGGACAGAGCACCGAAGCGCTCGAGAAGCAGCATCGCCTGCTCGACGGGTGCATTGACGCGGAGCTTCATGCCGGCGCCCCAGCTGCACTCGCGGCAACCGCCGTCATCGTTTTCAGGTTGGTCAGTGCTCGACGAGCACGCTGACCCACTTCAATCTCGGCCCACATCTGCGCGGCCTGCGCCTTGGAGTAGACAACGTGATCGCCAGGGACCGCTGCTAAAGCGGCCACGGCATGGGGGACGTTGATCATCGGGTCACCATCCTGCTCGGAGCCCGTCGGGGCTGATGTAGAGGGGCACGGCCGAGGGACGGGCTGCCGGGCCACGGAAAGGCGCGACGATCGCCTGCGCGATCGCGTGGGCGCGCTCCTCGAGCGCCTCGACCTCGCGCACAGTTCGCGCGCCACGCCGGAAGTCGCGAGCCAGGTTCTCACCATCGCGAATGGCGAGATCGAGGTCATCGGCCGGGGTGCGCCGCTGCTCACCCGTGCGGGCGGCAGCGGCGCGAGCGGGAGCGCCGGCGGTGGTGCTACGGCGCTGCTGGCTCATGGGGCGAAGCTCCTGAAACGACGAAGCCCGCTCGACCGGGGGAGGCAGGCGGGCTTCGGACGCACTTGTCGCGGGGTCGTTTGTGGCCCCTCCGTGTCGATTTGGCTCCCTGCTCTTTGGTGCAGTGTACGAAGGTGCAGGGGGTCAGGAGCTGACCACGTCGCCCCGGCCGTATCGTCGCCACCACGTGTCGAGCGCGTCGCGCACGAGGTTGCGCGCCTTGGGGACGCTCAACGCATGACGGTGAGCCGCAGCGGTCAAGGCAACGTCGCCAACGATGATCGCCAACATTGCGTCCGGCTGTCGAATGCGACCGAGCCACCACTCGATAGCCCACTCGCCCAGCACGCTGCCGACCAGCGGCAAGCCGGCATCACCGCCGCCGCAGCCCCCGCCCGTGCGGGTTTCCCAGCTTGCGGTCTTCAAGGGCGCATCGGCGGTGACGGCCCGATACGTCGTCGCGATCTTGTCCGCGGCCGCCAGCTGGTCAGCGTCGATCGCGCCTGATGCGTAAAGCCGCGCGATCGCGCCCGGTCGGCGCTGGCGGTGCTCGAGGTGAGCGACTGTTTCCGCAGTGCCGCCGTTCCTGCTGGCGTAGGCTTCCTGCAGCTGCACGCGCTCCTCGATCCCGGGCAGCAGCTCGGCTCCGCGTGCGCGCAATGCCTCCTTCTGAACTTTCCATTCGGCCCTCGAGAGACCTTTCGGCTTGGCGCCGATCTCGGGCACTGGCCTCGGCCGTCCCAGGACAAGGTGATCGAAGCGCTGCTGCTCGCGTGCGCGAGCGCTGGTGATGATGCTCATAAATATCCCCGGCTAGTCGACGTCGGGGAGATGCTCGAACGCGGGCATCATTGCGAGCTGCTCAATGGTACAGGGTGTCGGCGCTTCGATTGGGCCAAGCGGCCGCGCGTGCCACCAGCCCGCCATGCCAAGGGCATCCTCGATCATGGCGCGGCATCGAACGATGTCGAGGATCCGGATGCCTCTGTTCGAGCCTGGGTCGCGGTCGATCACGCGCAAGCCCACGAGCTGATCGACAAGCTGCCGCACGCGTGTCTTTCCGACGGGCGGCACCATCGCTTGGCCTATCTCGGCGTAGGTCGGACTGTTCATCGATCGTGCGATGCGCTCGACTATGATGGCCAGCGCCTCTTCTCGGCGCGGTGCGATCACTGCCGCTGGTGTTATGCGCTGCTCAGCACCCATTTTTCACCCTACTTCCCCAATGGGGAACGTAGGGTGAATCATCACTGTAGGAAAGCACGCCGCCTTATACGGAAGCGGCCCTTCGTATAAAGTTCCGACCCCGCTTATCCGTTCGTCGCACTAGCAGGGCGGATAACCCCTCCGCCGCGGTCCCCGGAAACCGCACAGGCAAGCGCGCATGGGCGTATTCGATCGGCACCCGTACCCACTCGATACCCTCAGCGTCTGAGTCGGGCCGGCAGCTTGCCACTCGCAAGTTGTGGCGCATAAAGCCCATCGGGAGCGCTGGACCACCTAGCGAAAGAAAGACGAAGGACCCTGACGTGGACACCGTCACGATCGTTTCAGTGATAATCGCGATAGTGGGAATCGTCCTTCAGCTGATTGACGCGTTTCCCACCCATCGGGAGGCGAGGCGATCGGTGGCCACCGTCGCGGTCGGCATCTTTTTGGGTGTCGCCGCGAGCTCATTTAGCCGAGCGCAGTACAATATCAGCGGCAATATCGATCGGCAGTTCGTGCTGCTTTTCGCCCTACTCGCCGTCACTGTCGTCTTCGGTCTACTGGCGGCGCTTCTGGGCGATCCGAAGCGCCGTGACGCTGCTGGCATGATAGGCCTGTGCTTCGGGTTGGTCTTTTTGGCGGCCGGTGCAATGGTAGCTGCAGGAGCGAGCCCCGCGCAAGACCAACCGAAGTTCTCGACAGACGAGCTTCTCCTGGTTGCGGGTCGTGCGGAGCAACAGGGCAAACCTGACGTGGCCATCGCGCACCTCGAGCGCCTCGCTACGCAGCTCGCGAGCAGTGAGGCTCGGGCTCAGGTCAGGCAGCGGATACGCAAATTGGAACAGGCACAAGCCGGTACGTCACAGCGGTAATCGAGGCGGACAATCCCTCCGCCATGGCACGCGAGGACCGCCTGAAACCGCCGCGTTGTCAGCCGGCAGCAGCCTTCGATACCCGCTCGATACCCGTTGCACGCAGTTCGATCTGCAACGCGTCGAGCACTTTCATGATCGTCTCGATCGTTGGATTGCCGTCGTCCGCGAGCGCATTGTAGAGCGACGATCGTCCGATACCGGCCTGCTGCGCCAGCTTGGTCATGCCTCGGTCGCGGGCGATTTCCGCTACGGCATTGATTACGACGCGGGGGTTGCGCGTAGCCAGCGCGTCGTTGAGCAGGTCGATGTGATCCGCGTTGGTGTCGAGGTGCTCCATTGGATCGAAGCGGGTGAGCGTCGTGGTCATGTTATCTGGCCCTCCGTGGCCTGGTCGGTGCTAAGGTCGATGGGGCTTACGCCAGCCCCGCGGCGATGCGCAGGATGTGCTCGCCGCGATCGGCGCCAAGCCGCACCGCTGGTAACCCTCACGCCGCCAGCGGCACGGCCTCGATGCTCGCCCGCATGCCGCAGACCGTTAGCGCCTGCTCCAGCTGCGCCACGGTGCTCGCATGACGCAAATCCAGCAGCCGATCGATCTGCCGGGGGTTCAGCCCCATCGCACGCGCGAGGTCGGCCTTGCGCCAGCCCCGCGCCCGCATCGCCTGATAGACCGACACCTTCAGCGTACCCAGCAGGGTCGGCGATGCGGTCGGCCGGCCCTCTGCCGGCGACGGCGCGGGAACGTCCTCCCGATCGGCGATCATGGCCGACAGGACGGACTCGAGGGCGTCGACGGCATGGGCGAGCGCCTCCGCCTCGTCGTTGCCGTAAGTGATGGCGCCCGGAACGTCGGGGAACGTGACCAGGATAGTGTCATTGTCGTCCGGGGTCAGGGTAACGGGGAAGTCGAACATCATGCCCTCCGTGGCGTGGATGAGGCTCACCGGAGCCCCAGGTCTTTCAGGATCGCGTTCACCAGCCCGGTGCCGAGCTGCTTGCGCCCGCCGTGCCGTGGCAGCGCCGCCTTGCGGTCTCCCAGGCGTACGATGTCGTGCCGAGCGCCATGCTCGATCTCGCATCCCATCTGCTTTAGCTGGCGGCGGAACTGATCGCTGTTCATACGCTCTTATAGACGTAGGTGTCGTGTTCCAGCAAGAGAAAAACGACAGATACGTCTATTTGATGCGAGCGGTAGCTGCACCAAACCAACCGCCAGGACTGCCTCGCCGCCGATGCTGCCGGTTATGCCAAGCGCGAAGCCGCGACGGCAATCAGCAGGATCAGCAGGCCCACGCCGATCATCCGCGGCGAGATGCCGCCCTCGACCCAGACGTCGCGAGACGGCTCGCGCGCCGCCCCACTCTGCCGATAGCCCCGCTCCTCGATCGCCCGGCCATTCATCGCGACGTCGATCACGACGCCAAGCGATCCTCCGCCGGCCCGCTCGATCGCCGCGATCGTCGCGGCGCAGCCCTGGCCCTCCTCGTGGATCGCTCGACGCAACCAATGATCGCGCGGGATGTAGCCGATCGTCTTCCCGCCCGTCGCGACCACGACGAGGGCCAGATCATCATGCGGGTTGCCGGTCTCGTGCAGCACCCGCACCCGCTGGCCTACCGTACAGCCCCGGATCGCGGGCTGGTAATTGTTCTCGCCGACGATCCCGACTTTGTAGGTGCGCGGCGCTGGAGGCGGGGCAGCATTCGCACGAAGCGCAGCAAGACCTGCCTGATAGGCCGTTGCTGCGGCTCCCTCGCTTACCTCGACATTGACCGTAAGGCCGTAGCCGGGTTTCGCCTCGGTCGGTGCGCTCACCGATTGCACGGCCGCCCCCACCATTTCGCCGCCTGCAAGAACTGCGTCGATCAGCTTGCCGCGCCGGGGCAAGGTGCCGAGTTCGCGCCCGTCAGCCGTCACCGCCAGCCAGTACCGCGGATCGTCGGGATCGCTATAGACGCTCAGCGCTTGCCCGACTTCGCACGACCTGACCGCCTCCTGATTTTCGTCGGTGGCGGCAAGACGAACTCGATAGCCCGTCATCGACTCGCCACTCCCGCAAACCACTGGTAGGGAACGAAAGTAGAACAGGAGTGACGAGTCGGCGTGTCAGTTCGCGTGTTCCGGAGTTCGCCTGGGTGCGCGCACGGGTGTGATAGGTGCGAGGTCATGTGCGCCGTCCTTGCCGGGCTGCGGGACGATCGGCACCGTCGGCTACTGGTGATGCGGCAGGCGTATCGCGATCACCCGACGCCGGAACTTCGTAAGCGCCTTCGGCAGCTTGAAGAATGGTGGGCCATGACATGGCGAGCTCACGAGCGAGTTCGTCCACGTCCTCCACCGGAGATACCCGTAGGAAGTGCAGAACAGCTTCTTCCAAGGCGCCGGTGCTCATCTGAGGCAGCGGCGGCACCGGTAGGCCAGCCAGCGAGGCAGCAAGACGTATCAACACAGCCTGATCAAGCGGACCGAGCTCGTTGAACGCGTCTAACAGCTCGGAATGGATCGGACTCAGCAGCCCTGCCGACCGTTGGCCAGTAAGAACCCAGACATAGTCGACGCCCGAGCCGCCGATTCGCAAAAGATAGTCCGTGTCGGGAGAGCCTGTACCTGACTCGTACCGGTGCTGCGCACCCAAGCCGACGCCGCCTAATTCGGCAAAGTCCTTCTGCGTAAGGCCGAGCCTCTTCCGCTCGAAACGCAGCCTCTGACCGATCTCTCCACGAATGGAAGATTCGGGTTGACCTTTTTCCATTAAAGGAACATCTTCGCGCAAGTTTCCACAAAACGGCACATTATGCATGCCTGCCTCCCCTGCTTCCAATGTTCAAGCAGCGATCCGCTCACGCGCCATCTCGGTGCGTGAGCAGTTTGAGGCCTCCGGCACCAACATCAGCGAGTGGGCGCGAGAGCGTGGCTTGTCGCCCAAACTTGTGGCGGAGGTTCTACGCGGTGATCGTCGCTGTATGCGCGGAGCATCCCATCGAGCTGCCGTGGCGCTGGGCCTTAAGGAAGATGCACCTGCCCCGGGTCCGAGGCTCAAATCTACTGCAGGCGCGATGGAGCCGGTACGGTGATGCCGGCGACCGAACGAGACCTCGCCGCGGAAGCCTACGCCTTCGTCGTCGGACGGACGCGCGATCACACGATAGGCGCGTCGGTTTGCGAGATCGCGGCCGAACTCACCATCAGCGCGCCGCGGGCGCGCGGGGCGGTTCGGGAGCTCGTCGCGCGGCGGATGCTCACGCGGACGGCGCCTCACGATCCTTCGGCGCGCGCGGCGACATCCAGCCGTCGGGCGGGAATTTGGGCCACGGCTCGCGGGCTCGACCCCGAGACCGCTAAGGCGCTTCCGGCTTTGGCGGTGACCTTCCCTCTTCCTGCAAGTCTCTGTCCTGCAATGCCCGCAGCAGGTTCGAAAAGTGGTGCGACAATGCTTGGTGCATGTGCGCTTGCAGCAGTGGCGACGCTCCTGATCGTTCGCTGGCGTCGAGCATGAAATCGCCGATCGCCTTGATCTGTTCGGCTCGCAGGAGGCCGTTGGCGGCCAATTCGGTGCAGATGCCCATGACGCCGGCGATCGCCACCGTTCCTGCGGCGACGATGTCCTTTTCGGTGATTGTGTCCAACGGTTCTCCCCTTCGTTGTGGTCTCGACACCCACACGATAGCCGGAAGGGGTCGGGCCACAAGCCCGGCCCCCGAAGGGCAGTCCTCTTCATCCTTCACCCCCTTCGGCCGCTGGCAGACCGGCCGGAGCCTGTGCCAGACCCGAAGAACCCCGGGCGCGGCGCAAGTCCCAAGTCTGCCACTCCCAAGACGGTGTGCGCCTTCCGGCGCCGGTCGTATGCTGCGATCGGCGCCGGCTTTTCGGGCGCACCAGCGGAAGCGCCGCGCATGACAAAGCTGCGCCCGCCGGTCTCGATCGAGAACACGCTGTACTTCGTGCTCGGCGAACTCACGATCGAACGCGCCGCCGCGGTCACCACGCGGTCGATTGGGTACCTGCGCGCGCTCTCCGACCCGGACAAGCGCGAGCGCCTGACCGTCGAGGACGCGATCAAGCTCGACCTCGCGTACATCGCCGCCGGCGGTAGCGGCCGGCCCTTTCATGAAACCATGGGACTGCTGGTCGAGGCCGCCAGTGCGACGCGCTTCAGCGACGCCGCCGCGATCGGCCGCCACGCGGTCGAAGTCGCGCGGGAGAACGGTGAGGCGTGCGCCGCATTGTTCGAAGCCTCGGTCGATCCGACCGACATCGGCACGCTCGAACGCGCGCTTCGCGAGTCCGAGGACAGCCACCGCGCCGCCGGCGCCGCGATCGCCACGATCCGCGATCAGCTCGCCCGCGCCCGCGACGGCCCGCCGCCCGCCCCGACCTGAGGGTCGCCTGACCGTCTGACCAGACCATTACCGCTCCCGCCGCTTCGCCGATTGTCTTCGGCGGGGACGGCTCTTCGCATGCCCGGATGATTTGCCATGTCGAACCGCGCCGATCTCGTCACCTGCCGCACCACGCTCCTTGACCTGGACGAGCCGCTACGCGCGGCCGAGCGTGCTGTCCCGTCCTGCAGCGCCGCGGTCCAGATCGCCCGCGCTCGCGCGATGGTGCATGCCGCCGAGCAGCTGCTCGCGGAGGCGCTGCGGGGGCGCGTCGATGGGCTGCCTGACGCCTCTCGGCTGCCCGCCGCTGGCCGCGCATCGGCATGACCAACCTCCGCCTCATCCACGCGATCGCCGCGGCGCTCTGCGGCGCCGCGATCGTCGCGGTCGTGCTGGGCGGCATCCGCATCGCGCTCGCCGCGATCATCCTGGTGCTCTTCCTCCAGCTCTGGAGCCTGGAAGTGCTGCGCACCGCCCCCACCCGCCGGGAGACCCGCTGATGCTTCACGATCCGCCCATCCTTCGCCAGGCGATCTTCGGCGCCACGCCAGACGAGTCCGGGTTCTTCGAACTCGGGCCATATGAGGTCGACGACGTC